TGATAACATCGCTGGGACATCATCCGCTTTTTCTTTTTTACCTACAGGTACAAAGCCCCCTGATTGTCTGTAATCTATTTCAGGCATACCACCCTCTAGCATTCTAACTTGAGGTAAATCTGCTATACCACCTTCAGCTTTTTTAAGTATATCTTCTTTTCCTCCTACAATAAAGTTATCGTCAAAAATACCTGTCCCTTGAGCATAATCTTTTATATAAGCTCCTAAATCAGGTGTTGCCACTTGTTCTATAGCATCTCCTAAATTATCTATAAATCCTCCAGACAATGAAGATCTACTACCATCTGGTTTTTGATCTAATACTTCAAAAACAGCCATTTTAATTCTTGCAATTTCATCTCTTGTTAAGTCTTCATCTTTTTTTCTTTTAGGAATATCCTTATCCATTCCTTTACCATAAGCAGCTTTTATACCATCCATTATACCAAAACCACCATTATCAAAACCTATTCTTCCGCCTTGAGCTTTTTGCTCCATAAATCCTGTGTCTTTTATTAACTCATCTAATCTACTTGTTTCTTCTGTGGTTAAACCACCCAGCATTCGTTTACTCAGCAGCGCTACAATTTCTGCTATAGGGTCTCCTCCACCTCCACTTCCACTAGAATACCCAATTCTTCCGCCATCAGCATATACTTTATCATAATCAGGATCTGGTGCATTATTATCTAACCATTCATTAAAAGTTGTATCAGGAGAAATTATTCCATCTTCTTTGTCTTTTAAAAAATCTTTATAATCACTACTACCATTTTTAAACCCAATTCTTCCACCTTGTGCATAAGCTGTTGTTGCTTCAGGTCGTGGAAGGAATGCTCCTCCTTCTCCTCGTAATGCTGCTTCACGAATCGCTGGAATATTAATTCCTGATGTGTCTTGTGGCAGTACATCTTTAGGCATTGCTGCTTGTGCTGCACCCATTGCTGTACCTATTGCGAGAGGAGTTTTCCAGTTGACACCTTGTTCGTTAGGCCCCATAAAATTTGTAAATTTATCATACACTCCTTTTAGACCTAATGCTTCAGCACCTTTTTCTATAATTTTATTACCATAAATATCATAATCTCCTTGAGAAGTGCCTTGAGCAAGCACTTGTGCTTGTTTTTCTGCCTTTGATAATTCTGTATCTTGACCAGTAATAGTATTGAAAATATTACTTATACCCTGACCAAGACCAATTTGATCCGCTCTTCTGTCACCACCTAAAACCATATCAATAGTTTCTTCTCCTGTTCCAGGAACCTTGCTTAATAATTCTCCTAACCAATTCTGTCCCATATTTTCACCTGCAACATTTCCTGGTAATCCAGGAATTCCAAACTGATTCAATAATCCACCAGCTACCGCTGCTGATAACACAGGATTATCTTTAATTTCATTTGGAATAACTTTTTTAATAGGATCCATAATATTTTCCTGAAACCACGATCCAGCTCCATATTTTTTTCTACCATCTAATCCTGCAATACCACCGTAAGCCATTCTTTGTTTTCTTGATTGTGTGTATGTAGGTTTTGCTGTTCCACCATAAGCCATACCTGATATAGCCTGTTGACGAAATTCTTCAATCGTCATTGGTGTAGCTTCTGGACGAATTTCTTTTAATTCGAATACATACCTATCATATTCATCTTTCAATATTGGATCTTCAGCAGAAGCCATTTGTATGCCTTCTCTACTTTCTTGTTTAGTAAGTCCTCGAAAGTATTCATTTAAGGATTGCATATATCCTTCAGTGCCTCTTAATGATTTCATTTCAGGAAAAACTTTTTCAAATTCTTCCATATATTCCATTAACTCAAATTCTGCCATTTGTTGTGGTGATTTAGGACCTTCATTACCTGAGTAGGTAATTTCTCCTGCACCTGCGTTTAATGATGATATTCCTGTTCTATCTATAGCCATAATTTTTTGTTAGTTTGTTAAGAGCAGGAATTTCTCCTGGAGTTAATAATAATACTTTGTTTATACTCATAAATCAAGCCTATGATGTAACGACTCTTGGTTTTATTTCCAAGGCCGAAAGTACAACATGAAGCCTGTTTGCCGTTGCTGCGGTTACTTTTACTATTTCACTTTCCTGAACCACTAAAGGTCCAGAGAGTAATTCTGATGTTGCGTTAGCAGATATAGCTTTAGTCTTAAAAAGGCTAAAAACAGCGCTATCTGTATCGGTTATAGTCACTGTTATAGTATCAGCATTACCTGAATCTTCAGATACTATTATTGATTTTATAACAGCTGTTGTAGCCGAGGGTACAGTATAAAGAGTCGTAGCCGACGTACTCGTTAAATCTACCTTTTTATTTACAAATGTATTTGCCATTATGCCATAAAGAAGCTTTCCGCTTCTGCCTCATCTTTTAAATCCTGTTGAAAGGATGTGTTTAATTTTTGTACGATACTATCCACATCTCTAACAAATGATTGTTGAATCTGTTGATCGTATTTCTCTAAAGGTTGTGTTAATGATTGCACTATTCTAGCCATATATGCTCCTTGGATCTACTTGGTATTGACTTATCAATTGATTCATCTGTGCTAAAGTGCTCATACCTTGTTTATTTAATTGTCCTTTATCCGCGTACCCTTGTAGTATTATTCTTTTTCTCATTAGTTCAGTCATTTGAGCTGTTTGTTGATCTGTTGGTTGAAATTTTTCGATACCTGCTTGTATAACGTTTGCAGATGCTTGACCTTCACCAGTTCTTAAATCCATTTCACTAGGTTCAGCCAATGCAGTTTTTGTTCCTGTATTTTTAAATGGATTAAAACCAAACAAAGATGCAATACCCATAATAGGATTAAGAAAGCCTAGTCCCATTTTATTAAGTGCAAAATTCGTTATCATTTTTTGAGGATTAAAATATTTTGATAGACCTTCTCCCATATCTGTAAGACCGCTCATAATGCCTTGTCTTTGACCTGAAGGATCAGAAACATCCATTAAAGATTTATCCGTTTGCATAGCTATATTTCCAAGTGCTTTTCTTCTAATATCTTCTGCTCGGTCATCTTGAATTCTAGTTCTTAGTGGTGGTTTTGGTATAGCTGTTCTAGCTCCTGGTTGTTCGAAAGGGTTTATTAATCCTAATCCTTCACCAGTTCCAGTTGGCGAACTGACTTTATAAGGATCATACGGTGTTGCAGTAAATTTTTGTCCATAAAGATCTTGTAATTCTTTAGGAACATTTGGATCATAAGATTCTAGCTGTATATCAAAACCGGGTTGTGTCATTGCTCTTTTTGCTCTTGCTTGAAGATCAGAAGCAGAATAGTCTAGTGGTATTTGAAATTGATTTGCAATGTCCATTCTTTGTTGAAGCATTTTTTTATCTTTCTCTTTTTGTTCGTCAGCAAGATTCCTGATTGGATCTCTATAAAAGTTTAAATCTATGGCAGCTTGTTTTTTTTCAGCAGCTCTTTGTGCAGCTGTTTCTCTATCTCTTTGTGCAGCTTGTTCTCTTATGGAAGCAGCAGCTCGATCTTGAGCAGCTTTATTAGCAGCTCGTATAGCTTCTTCTCTAGCACGATCTTGGTTTGGGTTTCCACCGCCTTGGCCTCCGCCTCCGCCAGAAGAGCCTCCTCCTCCGCCAGTTCCACCATATCCTCCCATATCTCCTTGAAGAGACATGATACCAGATGGGCCGCGATTAGGTTTGCCATCTTTTAATGAACCATAAAGATTCAAATCAAGTAATATATCTTTTTCTTTTTCAGTAATGTAAGCAAGTTCTGCAGGTTCATGATCTGGAGATGATAACCATTTCTTAGGAGCAGTAACCATTTTCTGCTTACCTAAATAATTAGGTCCACCACCTTGTATTGCATAATGTTGTCTTGCGCTTTTATCTATTGCCATTATCTTCTTCCATCCGCTTGTATATCTAATCTAAAAGTTCCAAGTTTCCAGTGT